TGTAACCGTTGCCAGAAGAGGCAGGGCTACAGTAAAGATGTTTAGCATTAAAATTAATTGAACTCTACATCCGTATAGAAAGGGGGTACACCCTTTTCTCAAAGGGCACTTTCCACGGCTCTAAATCAAACTCAAAATCTCATAATAAGTACCCTGCTCATAACAGGGATTTTTCCATAATAAGTTTTTATTTAGGATTTGTCAAGTAAACCAATTTTTAAAGTGGTACATATAAATAAATTATAACGCATTTTAAAAAATGTCCAAGTCGCCAAACAAGGGTAAAAAGGGTTCTGCTGGTGGTAAGCAGTCCAAACAAAATCAAGGTAATGCGACTGCTAAGAAGGCAAAGAACGGCGGAAAGAAAAAGTGAGGAAATATGCCAAGAGAATGGAATACTCCAAAGCGTGAGCCTTGGAATGCTCCTATCCACAATATTCTAAAAGCGATCGACAATCACACGCAAGAGTACTTCAAGAGCGGTGATGAGTGGCACCTCACAAAAGCAGAAATGTTAAGAAAATATTTAGATGAACTGAAGACTTGGATTCATAAACAAGAAGGTAGATTATAAATGATTCATGATTTTCCTTGGGGAATTTTTATCCTACTTAGTACTGGATTAGCATTTACTGCTTGGATAATTTACTACATACTTAAGATGGCAAACGATGAGATGAAAGATGTATCAGTACAAAATAAAGAAGATCAACAGAGTAATTGATGGAGACACCGTTGATCTAAGTATTGATTTGGGGTTTGGTATTACTATCAAACAAAGAGTTCGTCTTAAAGGTATTAATGCTGCAGAAACAAGAACTCTAAATGTAGAAGAAAAAGATAAAGGTCTTGTTGCAAAAGAATGGCTAAAAAAAGAACTCTCCCGTGAAGGAGAGTGGATTATTGAAACAACAAAAGAAGACAAGTATGGAAGAATACTTGGAACTCTTTATCTTGTAGGTGATCCAGTCACGGTAAATGAAAGAATGTTAAACGAAGGAATAGCAGAACCTTATATGTGAGTATTCCAAAGAGTTCCTTCTGCTTTTCTTCTTCTTGCTAATCCCGCCTCAACTCTTGTTCCTGGATTACGATAAAGATATAAGGCATCAGGAACTTTAGACCACTCTTTATGTTTTAAGACTCTTGTTATCGTATTAAAATCAGAGCTTCCATAAAAATCAGCGCCAAGATTATAAGCAAAGCTAAGAATTGCGCCTTGTTGATTTTCATTCATCTCTCCCCAATATGGTATTTTTGAAAGTGATGGAAGAAACCTATTTTTTAAATCAAACTCAAGTAAAGTATCAGCATACTTTTGAGTGATCACTCTTCCCATTTTAAAAGGAGTTCCATCAAAGTCCCTTGTACTGCCCCACCCTATTGTGATGGGAGGTCCTTTTGTTAAAGGATCTGGATATGCATTTAGGTGACATCCCTCAAAAGTTTTAATTAATTGAACACCACAAAGAGGGATGTCATTCTTAAACGGTGTTGACTCTACTTTTTTACGTCAAAAATACGACCCCACCCAGTCTTATCTTTTCCTTTATCTAACCATCGGTAAGTAAGATCTGACTTCTTATATACAGCACCTTTACCATTTGTAACTGCTCCAGTATATCCATCATTTAGAGAACCATAAGGATCGTTGACAACGTAGTCTTCACCCTTCTTACCGATCACTACAACCATGTGCCCACCAGTAGGTGCAGATAAAGAACCCCGATGAAGAATCCCGATAACGACAGGTTTCCCAGCGGCAAGCTCACGATCAAGATCAGCAAAAGAAAGATTGTAACTAAAGTGTGACTTAACACCATAAGAGTCCAGAACTTTTGTCTGAACTGAGTGATCTGTTGTGTCACCAATAGCAAATACTTTTTGAACATAGGCATCATCGCCCTTTGCTCCCTTAAGTGTGCCTGGTTTAAAGTATTCTAATACCATAGCACAAGAAGATGAATTACAGGTTCTATTTGCATCTCTGTAATTATCTGTCTGTGGATAATAAGGAACGTTCAGAATTCCTGGAATTACAGGTTCTAGTTTAGTTCTAAAAATTCTAACCCAATTTGATGTATCATCAATCAAATCTGGATTTTTAGATTCTAAATCCTTTTCAAGTTGCTCAACTGCGGCAACGTGCTTTGGATTTTTTGGATCATAATATTGAAAAAAGTTATGAAGATCTACTTTCATTATTCTTCTCCGATATACACTAATGAAAAAATATCGTGTTCTTCAATATTTGGATCTAACCATTCATTAAATTCTTGTTGAATTGCATATGCATTCTGATATTCATGCTCTTCGTTTATATCACAAAGAGTGTGGATCCTATCAATTGCCCAATCATGTGAACTGCGAAGCGTATTTTCAAGAATTGTCATTAAAATAATCCTTCCTAAAATATCTGGAGAGAATATTGCTATTGTAGTACGCTGGTTCCCCTGAGTCAAGTGCTTCAGTCAACACATTATTTAGGAAAAGTTGCCTTGTTTCTTCAAAATTACACTTACCTTTAGTTTTATGAAGACTTATTATTTCTCTATTGAAAAACTCTTTACCATACTTATCTACATCTTCTTTGAGCTCTGGACAAGAACCATAGTAACGTTTCCAGTCTGATTCAGTTCGAACTCGTCTACTTTTACCTGGCGGCTTGCGGAAAGACCAGAAATATTTTCTACCAACATATTTGCGGTTAGTTTTACTACAAGATATAAGATATACAAAACCAAAATAATCTTCAATATCAGAAGACTCAAAAACTTCTCCATTGAATCTCCAAGGATTCTCATAGCTCATATAGTAATCTTATAGAGCTATTATTTATCCTTCATCGGTAGCAAAGCGATTCTAGCAATAAAAAAGGGGTCTTGTCAAGACCCCTTTGAATTATGTTATGATCTTTATATCAAACAGGTGGTAATTTTGCACCAGTTGGTTTTGGTTCTTGACCCTTTGGATAAACTCTCTTACCCTTTTCACCAGGAAGGATTGGTCCTTTCTCAACATTTTCAGCAATGCTTCTAATACACTCAGAATCCATTTCCATCATCACGTAGAGAGCTTCGTCTAAGGTTCCTACGTGCCCCTGTGAGAAGAGATACTCTAGAACAAGATCAAAAGCATCATATGATTCTTTAACTCCTAATACATTTTTTGTTCTCTGTGACATTAGTTTAGTTGCTCCAGATGAATAAGAACCCCCTGCTAGGTTTGATTGTGCTTGAGGTGCTGATGGGGTTGGTGGTCCAGAATAACCTGGTTTTTCATTTCCAGGTGCTTGAGGTGCAGGTCTTAATGCACGAAGTTCGGCAGATTGTTTTGCCATTACACTTTGACCTGTACCTTTTTGAGTTCCGCTTGGAGTTACATTTTTTGCAAGAGTATTAGCATATTTTGCTCTCCAAACATCCATTCCAGTTTTTTCTGCTCCCTTAATATCACCCATCTTTATTTGACGGTTATACACCTCAGACCCACCTCTAATCTTTTCTGCGGTTGAAGCTGATGATGATGAGGTCTTAGCGGGCGTTGAGGCGGGTTTAGACGCCTGTGGTGCCTGTGAGGCGGGTTTAGGTGCCTGTGGTGTCTGTGAGGCGGGTTTAGGTGCCTGTGGTGCCTCTGGGGCGGGTTTAGACGCCTGTGGATCCTGTGGTGCCTGTGGGGTAGGTTTAGATTTTGAGTTTAAAGCAGCAACTCTGGCATCAATTTGCGCTTTTGTTTCCGGTTTAAATCTCTGTATTTCTGGTCTTAGAGAAGGTTTTTCATTTTTGAAAAACGCAGACTTATTGGCATTTGGAATTGGTCTCTCTTTTTCAGACTTCCAACCAATTATTTTTCCATTTTTATCTTTAACTGCAGATCCAAGTACACCATTTCTTCTAGCAACAATATATTCGGTTTTAGACTCATTGATATTATTCATCAGTTATTCTCCTCAAGAATTGAAGTTATCCAAGATTGACTCATATTTGCCATAATTGCATTTGCTTGCTCCTCAGTTGAAGCATATCCTTCACCTAAAAGGTGATCTTTTACTAAATCAAAAATATCAATTTCTTCTTTAGGAGTTCCCCAAGTCGGTTCTGATGACGATGAAGGTGAAGATGAAGATGAAGATGAAGATGAAGATGAATTGCGTTTTTTCTTTTCGTTATCTGATTGAATATCACTACCAGATTTTTTAATTCCAGATCCCCATTGTTGCATTGTTTGTCCA